TTCCCAAATTGGATTTAGTACCAGCCACATGTAATTATCAGATTTATTGTCTAGGTTAGTATACCTATTTTGTATTACCATACCCTTCTGCAAAGCAGACTTTGGTATAATAACCGAAGATTGCTTTGCAGTTAAGTGTTGGTTATGATAATTCATTTAGATGTCGCCTAAACTGTACCCATTAACGTTTTTTGCAGCTTCTATGAATGTAGCATAGTATTCTGCACCATCCATATCTATTTTCTGCGTATAATCAACGTCCTTTGAATACTGTGCTTTTTCTGATATAGTCAGTGTTTTTATTTTGGCATAACACCACCTAATACTTTCAATTTGTTCTCCAACTGGAAATATCATTGCCTCACCAGTATTCATTGTCGTTGGATACCAGTATTTTTCACCATCATCAAATCGAAGGGCCTTTATTGCTGCCGGCATCTTCTGCTCATATGTTGATATGTCAAAATCTGGGTTATCCTTGTGGTTTAATGGATAGTTTTGAGTATAATATCCAGAACTAAGGTCCATCTCAGATTGACCGTTTTTATCGTCGTATTCAAGTAACACTTGTTGTTTTCCGGTTATTGGTGATTTTGCCCAATATTCTTCACCGATTTTTTCAATATCATTCATTAGTTGCTCCCTATTTGTGGTACATATTGTCCAATTATCTTATTAAAATCAGAATTCATTTTTTTGATTGAAAAATTATCCTTAATATACTGTGTCTGTTTTCTAGATCGTTGCATATGTTTCTTGTATTGCTTATGTACATCTCTGATTATTCCAGATGCATGATTATAGTCAACATAAAACCATTTTGATTCTGGCAATATTACATCCTTCCATACAGCTGACTTGTGCACGTTTCGTAATGTGCCTGTTAACGGTATACAGTGTTCAGATAAAAAGTCAACGTGTCCAGACCAGTTAGGGTACATTATTGGTTTACCGGTTATTCCGAATTCCAATAGTGGACGTCCAAATCCTTCGCCGTGCGTGAAGCTGATCATTGCCTTAACTTTATTGTGATTATATAAGCCATTTAATTCCTGTTGTGTCATGTCGCCATGTATCAGGTATATCTTTGGCAATATTGCACCATCTACCGATTTGTAAATTTTAGATATCTTTTCAAGTATAGATTCCCTATCGGTTAATGAGAATGTTGCAGATGACGTCTTAAGTATTAGCGCTGGCTGATTTCGCTGTGCAATGCCCTTAAATGTTTCTAAGAATGTACGAATCATGCCTCCAACATCTTTCCTATCATGTGAGAAATCACCAGCTAGCCAATGTCCAACAAATAGATAGCAGAATTCTTCTGGTATAGTTGATATGTCGGTTGATACTATTTCAGGAATATCATCAGTCTTTATGAACGTAGACAAGTCAAGTCCCTCAAACAATACAACAATTTCGGGGTTAACTGATAACGATCTAACTGTCTCATTTGTCTTTGAATCTCGTATGTCAAACGTACTATTTTTCAAGGATGTTTTTGCATGCTCAGATGGCACAATTATTAAATCCATGTTATTGCATCCTTCAACCCATTGACTAGATGCAGAAGTTGTTTCAATACCCGCTGTTATTCCAATGTTATATTTTCCAACCTTTTGAAATTCATTTGGTACAGTTATTTGTACCCAAATATCTGGTTGTTCATCAAAGTTTTTGCGCATGATACGACTAGTTATTTCAATATCGTCATCCGTTAGTGCGTTTCTACTACATGATCCCCAACGCTGATCCATTATTTTTACGTCGAATCTGTTCATTGCAATTAGACTTCTAATTATGTCTCGACTGTGATCACCATACCCGCTTCTACTCGATGCTGGGCAACTTATAATTAATGTCTGTTTATTCATTATACTAGGGCTCCTGATGGGTATTGTTGTTTTTTGATTGATGCATCTATTAACGTGTATCGTTGTCTAGGCTTAAACGTTGATATGCATGTGTCAATTGACTTCGACATTGTATCTGTCATACCTTTGGCATTAAATCCATTTTCAATTGCCCAATCTCTTCCAATTGCGCCATGATCTGATCTATTTGATTTTGGCATATTGTGCCAATACATTAACCCAGATGTTATCTGGTCAATACTAACCCTAGAATCATATATGTATGGTGTTGGTGGAGAGCCTTGTAAATTTATTTGGGGCCATAATGGATACGTCCATGATCCGTGATCCTCACTTATTTTTCCAGTGCTATTGCTTGGTGTATCTACAGTAAAATCATCTATTGTAATATACTCTCCTCGATTGTTTCTGAATCCCATTTGATCTTGTAGTCCACCTAGTACTGATGCTATTGTTGGTGTTCCTGACATAATTGCCTCCATGTGGGATAATCCAAATCCTTCAGCTGAGCTTGGATTACATACGACATCTGCCATATTGTACAAATAGTTCATGGCTATATTTGGTAGCTTTTCTGCACTGAATATAACGTCATATTCCGGACATAGTGCTGCGACTACTGCTGGTAAGTCGGTACCATTCTCATCAACTGGATCAGTATGCAATAACAATGCGCATTTTGACGATTCTTCAGGCGTCAATTTGTCACACATAGCTTTAAATCCAACTATTAAATCGGATATTGATTTTCGTCTAATGTTTCTGCTGTTTAGTAATGCAATGAAGTCGTAATCTTTTCCAGATGTAGCAGTTTTTTTGAATGCTTCATATTTTGCATCATTTACTATTGGAAAAAATACATTTTCATCTATACCATGTGGAACGTATGTTAGGTCTACACCATCTAGTCTTGGTTTACGTTGACATACATGTTTGTTTATATTGTATGTCTGTTTTGATATTGCCATAAGCAAATCGCATGATTCATATGCATTTTCATTCCAATGTGGGTATGGTAAATCGTCCCAAATATTGTAATACATAATTGGAATGTGCTGGCGGATCTCATGCTCCATCTGATATAGCCAACCCCAAAATCTAGGATCAGTAAAATGCAATATAGCATCAATTTCTTCAGTTGCCAATATATGTCGTATTAAATCGGGAGTACCATATCCAGAAACGGGATATATCTTAACACTTGCATCCAATACACCGGTATCATCTGCTACAGCTTGTGATAAATCCAATTGCTTTCCAGCCTCAGGATGATTCATAGCTCCACCGATCTGTACCCAGTCGTACCTATCTACTGTTCCAGTGATTATTGATTTTGACATTGTACCAATGCCAGAATTCAATCTAAAGTCATCACCAAGGAATAGTATTTTCTTCTTCTTCATAATATAACCTACTTTTTTGTTGTGTTCATATAACGTTTATTTAGTATAAGTATCATTTTAATTTATGATAACGACCGATTTTCCCAACTTTTTTGTATGTTTTATCGTGTCCATTGGACCATTTGCTTTCACGTTTGATGGTATAAACGCAATTAGACAATTAATATCCTTTGCTAACATTTTATTTCGATGAAAAAAGTTTTTTGGCGCGTAATCTTTGTTGTAAAAATGCTCATTCATGGCTGAATAAAGGTTCTTTTGTGTATGTGATGGATTATGTTCTATATATTTGCAGCCTAACACTAGTGCATATTTTCTAATGAATTTGTCTGCTCCAGCTCCACTTCCACTCGATATTATTACCAATTCTTCACCAAATCGCTGTTTTAGCTGATATATTACATCTTTTATTTTGCGGCCATTGTTGTAATAATTACTACCTATTAATCCTATCCGCATCGTAGTTGTCTTTGTTTTGGTGGACATAGGTCGTGCTCTTTCTTAAACGGACAGTATGTACAATCAGTTTTATATGCAGGATATTCTGAATCTTTGTTGTATGATCCATCTGCGTTAAATGCAGTTTCAACAAACTCCTTCATAATATCATCAGTCTTTTTTATGGATGGTTTACCAGATGCCGGCTTATAAACTTGTACTCTAGGTATCTCAAAATCTGCGCCTTCCCATATCTTACGTTTTACAATAAAATATTCTATTTCAATATTTTTTATATCAACGTCATATTGTCTAGCAAAAAAGTGCTTGTATAGCCTAAGTTGGTTTCCCTCTTTCTTGCGCTTCTTATCTTTCCATCCCATATATGAAGTTTTAATGTCGATGATTTTAATTGTATCACCATCTTTAATAACCAAATCCATGAATCCCATGAACATTATATTTGAGTTGTATTCTACTTCATGAAATATTGGCATTTCAATACCAACTAATTCCATTTTTGTTTTTGAAAAATATCTACTTCTAGTTTTTTTGAAATATTCAATAATAGCGACACCGTCTAAATAAAAATCTCCCATTTCAGTTGGATTACTGAAGTGGTCACCACCTTGCTCCTCTACTCGAGTTGCATAGTCAGTGGACATTTTTGTCTTTAACATTTCTATCAGGTCAAGTTGTTCAGCCGCTACGATAGATGTATTGTACATTATATCTAAATATTCCTGTAGAACCTCATGCATCGCTGTTCCAAACACTAAGAACATATTTGGTTCAAAGCGTTTGTGTCCATCAATTCTCTGTAGTTTCCAAGATAGTGGGCAATTTGCATATGTTCCGAGTTGAGAATACGATATCGTTTTCTTTCCCATCTTTTTTGCAGCTATTGCGTAATCCAGTGGTGTCTTAAGTTGTGCCATTATTGTCTTTTTTGTATTTCTCTATTAATATACCATGCAGCTTTTTGTAAATCTTCAATTGTATTTGCTTTTTTACCAGCTCTCAATGTGTATTTTATAACATTACCCAAACAAAAGTTCAAGTCATATTCTTCAATTATCTTTATAACCTCAAACGGGTTGGACTCACCCCCATAATGTTGGGGATGGTCTACCTGTTCTCTAATCATCGTTATTTGGCTTTGGTAAAAAACCATCGTTGATATTTCCACATGACGTACATGTGTATACCTGTAACGGTATCAATGAATCCTTTCCGTTTGGAGATAGGATCGCTGATAATTTCTTGAACATAAACGCCATACTAAATGTTTGACATTCACACGATTCGCATGTAACATCTGTTAAATCGCTTGGATTAACACTGATTTGCTGTTCTTGGTCTTGGTTCATATTGATCTCTTTTCCCATTATTACATTCCTAATCCAGCCAATGGATTCGCAGCTGGTTTTGCGTCTGTTTTGGTTGATACTACAACACATTCAGTAGTTAGCATTGTTCCTGCGACCGATGCCGCTTTTTCAAGAGCTACCCTAGTTACCTTCACTGGATCAATGATTCCTGCTTCCAACATATCTACAACTTTTTCTGACCTTGCGTCATATCCTATCGTATTTGTTGTTGATGCTGTTGACTGTATACTGTTCCAGATTACATCTGAATTTAATCCAGCATTCTCCATAATCGCTCTGAATGGTGCTTGCATTGCCTTTCTAACAATGTCAACTCCCATATTCATATCGGCTATTTCAAATGATCCGAAGTCAATATCATGTGACAATTGCATTAATGCTACTCCACCACCTGGGATAATTCCTTCATCTACAGCTGCGCGAGTTGCAGCTAATGCATCCTCTACTCTGTCTTTCTTCTCGTTCAATGCTAATTCAGATTCTGCGCCAATTTTCATTATTGCAACACCACCAGCTATTTTACCTAGACGTTCTTGTAGTCCCTCAATCTCATATGTTGAGTCTGATTTATCTATTTGTGCCTTGATTTCGTCTATTCTATTTTCGATTGCTTCAGCAGTTCCACCACCATCTACAATGATAGTTGATCTATTATCGCATGTTAACGTTTTCGTTGTACCGAACCATGATGGATCAAATTTGTCTAACTTCATTCCCTTTGTTGGTGAAATAACTGTTGCGCCGGTTAGCGCTGCTATATCGCCTAGAATTTCAGCTTTACGATCACCATATCCTGGTGCCTTGATACATGCAACCTTTAGTGTACCTCTAGAATTATTAACGATTAGGCCTGCTAGAGCTTCACCTTCAATATCATCTGCAATAATGAACAGTTGTTTGTCCTTAGCAATACAGTATTCTAGTGGCTTAACTAAATTCTTAAGATTATTTAGTCTTGCATCATAGATCATTATAACTGGATCAGCCATTT